TTACCTACGTTACTATACGCAGCTATGACACCAAACTCTCCACGACCAATGCCGTAAACTTTTCTTGATAGAGTAGGGATGTTGAATTGAAATCTATTGTCGTTACTAACAACCTTCAAAATTTCTAAGATATCGTCAGTGACATCTACATCGAAGTCGTCTGGAAGGTAGCCATCTGATACACGATTTACTAACGTAGTTAGTTTGTCCATTGCAGACACATCGCCTTCACTCATTGCAATGCCTAAGTGAGTTACATCTAATCCAATATGCTGTCGCCATAAGTTCTCTATTACGTCAGTAGCAATCTCAGGACTAATTACGTCTGAATTGGCAATGGAATTAATTTGGTCTTCAATCTCGACTGTCCATGAGTCTGTTGATGTAGGGTTCTTTGCTTTCCAAAATGCAAATAGTTCCAAGGCACTAATGTCCTTACTAAACTTTTCATGCATTAAAATTATTGTTTCGTATACGTCTTTGACTGCCTCGTCGAATATGCTTGATCTGAGTTTTGCTTTATTTTCATTATAAAATTCTGTACTCAGCAAGCTTTTTAGTAGTGATTGGTTCATTTACTTACCTGCTCAATTAGTTGCTGTATTAGAGCATCTTATAGTAGGATTAGTGCAAAAAAAAGCCCCACTTTCAAGTAGGGCTAATTTATTTTATAAGTAATTGATTTGTTTAGATTAATTTGCTCTAAATTTCATCTTAGAGAGGTCAACAGCTCCGGGTTCACCTCTTCTTTCACGCAATTCTACTTGATAATGTACCACACGTTTATTTGTTTTAACGTATTCCTTTATAAGTTGGTGAATTGCCTCTTCTTCTTTAGCGGCTTCTCTGAAACCACCCTCTATTTCTAGGTCTATAATTGCTATACCACGAGCTTTCATTGGTCTTTTCCTTATTAAAATAATATAATTATTGGTTTTTTGCAGCTATTACTGCTAATTAAAGATTACTTAAATAAGAATTTAGGTGGGGCTAGTGTGGTGTTGCACCAACTCGAAACTGGACGTATGTGCAAATGACAAATAGCATCGGGGACTCTGTTAGAATAACAATATTCCCTGATACGGTTTCTATTATGTCTACCTATGACTTTGTTACTAATATAATTCCAATAAAAAATACTTGTTTGTATCATTTTCTTCCCTCTCTGCAAAACGTATAGTCGTTTGCTTTCTATATACCAAGTAATTATACTGGACTTGGTTTTTACAGTTTTAATTATACTCTACCTAGTACACTAAGTATCTGATTAGTTGATAGGGATTTCAAATCACTACTTGTTAATCTTACTCTTATGCTTCGGTCTATCTTCATGGTTATAGATATAGCCTTAGAAGATGCATCTTTGTCAAGAACTAAATATGTTTCAGTATATTTCTTAATAGCGGACTTAATTGGCATAGTTATGTTTGTACCTAGCAATGCGAGGCCAACTAAACCATCTATTCTACTTACAGCACATGCGGAAGGTACATCTTCTACTAACACTACAGTTGTACCATTACCAACTGATATGCCTTCACTTAATGCCCCGTAACTAAGCCATTTTGCTCCATAGGACTTCAAGGATCGCCCAACTGCACCTTCACCGCTCAAAAACAACACTCTGTCCTCGGCAGGTGCGTACCTGACATCTATGTAACCTTTTTGGAATGCTTCTAAACTATTGACCTGTTCTAAGTAATCTATTGCAGGTTTATGGTTATTCACTGAAGTAGTCATAGATGGTATAGGTTTACGAATTATTGATTTCTTCTGTACCTGATCTGACAGATAGTTTTTAACAGCTTGCAGGTTTCTTTTACCAGTGTGTATACCTTTGGCGTTACAACTGGCGCGATAACAATTCCACATCAGTTTACCATCGATCTTTGATAATGCTAACTTCTTTGGTTGGTAGCAGAAAGGGCATGTAATAACTTTAGTATCGCCCTCTCGAATAGGTATACCTTTAATTATGTACAACTGTTCTTTGTAAGTCATTAGACAAATTCTAAATCAGGATGCTCTTGCCAAGCCCTTAGTTTACGTTCTAGGCGTATTTGAGTTTGGCCACTTTTTATATCTTTATGTACTATCGAACCGACTGCTTGGGTAAGCATATTAAGTTCTTCATCTGTTAATGACATTGGCTTATCATTAGCCTTATTGCGTTTAGCTACAATCTTTAAGTCATTAAAAAACTTTCTATCATCGTGTGGATGTTTCCATGATAGTAGATCATTCATTAGTTCTTTAATTTCATGAGCAGATGTATTGGCATCATCTTCTATGTCGATTGATATATTAAATTTGTATGTTTTCATTGGTCTCTTCCTAGTAGTTAGTTGGTTCTGCCCCTTCATAGGGACAGCGTCAGCTTATCGGCATATTTTTTATTGTCAACACTTAAGTAAATGTTTCTTTACGCCACCTAATGTTAACAGGTATTTATCCAGTAGTCCGCTAAGTCATTGAAAACAAACAAGTCCTGTTAATCAATTGGTCGTAGGTTCGACCCCTACCGTCGGAGCCAACATGTTGATATTAAACGATAATATCAATTTATTTGGCAAAAATCGCACCGCACATTTACCAGTCGCACAGTGCGATTTGTGCGATTTTTTCCATTGTAAATTTAAACAAAAAAGAATCATTTCAGAAAATAACTATTTACCTACAGTCCCACTGTCTTGATGCATCAGTGCATCCCATGAAACAGGGTACAGTTCTTTCATGATATCACTGATCTTGTTAGCCACCACACGGCTCTCGTATTGCGTGTCAGAGGCACACCTGAGCTTACACATCTTACTGACTGCTTTGATACTACCGCTCCATATCCACGAACTTAACATTGCTTGCGGTAATACCATGCGAGCTTGTTCTTCACACACATTCCTATCTAAGAGACTTTTATACATGTTCTCTGCGATCATAAGGGCGGCACTTATGTTAATGTTTTCAATAACACCTTCACTACCTTGCTTCTTGTCAGTAGCCTTTCCTCTCCATACATCAGGCGTATAGAACTCAGGCTTACTATTAATGTATCTACGCGAGATTTCATTCCAAGGCATGTACTCATGTTTCTTTAGCTGACCCATCACGAATAGGGGGGCAGTACATCTAAAAGTTACAAACGCATGATTGAAAGGCGAGAAGTGTTCATGATCAGCTAAGTACTTTATTAGTTTACGATCCCTGTCGTGAATGACAGGAACCATTGGCTTATCATCAATGCCAGTGTAGCCTAATGCTTCACTCTCGCTCTCAAAACTTACCCTAGCTGCGTTAACAACTGATAAGTCATCTCCAGAGTGCCTAACATAATCTACAGTTAATTGTTCAATACCCATTTATAGTAATCCTCGTTTGGTATTTGCATTGGTACTTTCGATCTCACCTTCTTTTGCGTAAACAACTAGCATCGAAGGGTTCTTGTGGCCTGTTAGAGCCATCAACTCTCTGTCGGTACATCCTGATCTACTTGCGTGAGTAGCTCCAGTACGCCGCAGATCAGCCATCCAGATAGACGAGTACTTTTGACTGCCATCTTTGTTGAACTGGTTGCGTAAGGCGACTTCGGGTAGTCCATAGCTATCGGCTAACTCGCGGAACAACTTATTGCATCTATCCGCAGTGAACGGTCTATTCGTATTCTCATAGGCGAAGATGTAATCATCAGAGTTGCGTCTAGTATGTAAATGCAATCTGTTCTGAACCGCGTTAGTTACTTTAATAGCCATCTGCTTGCCTGTCTTCTTCTGAATGAAGTTAGACACACCAGTTTTGTTATCAATGTTAGCCCACTTCATTTTGCGAACATCGACAGGACGTTGGCAAAACTCGTAGCACATCGTAAGCATTGTACCCATCGAATGATAACCCTGATCATCACAATGTTTGATCATTCCTTGCAATTGATCATCAGTCCACATGACCTCACGATCTGGTAAGCTAGGTAATTCGACCATCATAAATGGATTGCCTTTTACTTTGCCTGACTTGAAGCCAACCTTCCATACTCTCTTTAATACCTTAAAAGTATGGTTGGCTTTATGTATCGACACATCATCAGCTATGTATTGCCATAGCAATTCGCAGTAGTCGTAGTCGATATTGGATACAAGCATTGAACTAAA